GTCTATTTTACATAACTGTCATAAGAATGAAGTTTATTATCGTAGTAAGCTAAGATTAGCATTAGTTGATGTAGTTAGAAGTGAAGAGGATTATTTTGGTGATATTTATTCTTATTGGGATGACATTGTGGTTGATGTTTTTCCAATTCCTGAGGATATAACTTTAAATGATAATCCAGCTACTTTTATGATGTCCCCCATGGAAGTAATGAGATGTTTGTATTTTGGAATTTCCCCTGAAATACGTTCTGAGACTTCTAGTACCTGTTCTTTTCATAGTTGTGAAGGGGAGGTTGATGACGAACCTTCCCTGGCTGATATTGATATTGATGATGTCTCTGTCCAGTCTTCAGAAGATCCAATAGAGGACCCTGAGGATGTTGATATCTTGCTGAACGCCTGGGTTGATCAGATGATAGGTTATGAAGAACCTGTCGTTGGTCCTGAGTTTTATCCTTATGAACCCATTGAGGAAGGACCGGATTTACCCATGGTTAATCAGCTCTGGAATGCTTATTATGACATTTTTCCAGAATTTGGTCCACCATTACCTCCTGGTGATGTTGGGCCTATTGGACATGAGGCTGTATTTCCTTTGTATATTGTGGATGATGCTATACGGGATTATCCCGGTCTTAGGAGTGTGGCTTTTAGTGGTGTTAGCACTATGTTGGCATCTCACTTTTTGTTTCATACTCCTCTGATGATGGCATTAGTTAGTGGCTCTATATCTTCGTTAGGGACTTATTTGACACCCATTTTCCATTTTCGTCAAGTTCTTGCTACTCTTCTGCGTAGGGATATTCAAGGAGAGACTGAACCAGACGTTATGGTAGCGGGTAGAGATCTAACTTTTCTCCATCCACATTTCCTTGGAGTTGCAATTCGACATATTATGCCAATAGAATTGCTTCAAGGTATCATTCATAACACTAATTATCATCAACGTAGAGGTTACGATCGCGTGCAATACATTCGAGTTTATCTTGATGTAATGGAGTATATGTATAGATTGCGTCCTTCTCCCACCCTCGTTGATGATCCTAATGTATTGGCTTATTTGGCTACTCAAGCTTTACGTGAAGTTAGATTTCAGAATTATAATATTATATTGATCCGTGAAACAGCTCGAGCAGTTAATCAAATTCTACTTTTAGAGAGATACCGTGATGATTATTCTCAACCTAGAAATAGTTACTCATACCGTCCACCATCAGTTAGTACTCAGCAATTATAGGAAGTCTATGCGGGTCAAGAGTTTTCTGCAAGGATTGAACCTTTTAGATTGCATCATGATGAGTGTCAAGTCGACGAACCATTTATTGATAATGGTGTTTTGCAATCGATAGGTAGAGTATATAATGGTGATTTGCAGTTCTCGTGGTCGTACCCGCCTGGGAGACTTGGTTACAAAACGATCACTGAATATTATGGCCATCCCTTTGGTTGTTACGGTAATACTCCTAATAACGTGAACAAGGCTTTGCGGCGTTTGACTTGTAAGCGTAAACCAACAAAACGTCACCAGAATGGACAGTTATTGCATGATTATTGTGAGCAACAACAACAGCGCAATGCCAAGGTTGGCAATAGGCGTTGGAGGAAGAGTGTTCGCAAATATTTTGATTGTATAGCTGATAGATTGTTAGAACATTACAAAGATTATACAGATCAATACAGTGAGATTTTGAAGCAAGCAAATCTAAAACATCCTAAGAGAAAATTGCGTCAACGGGCCTTTCGATTTCTAGTTGAGTCTGGTTTGTTGTACGATGATTTGTTTATGAAGAATATCTCTGGTGTGGTAAAATGTCCTGAGTATAACTACACTATTGGTCCAGATGCTAAAAAGACTCGTATTATCGGGGATTATACAACAGAGGGTTCTCTACGAGCAGGATTTATTATTCCATATTTGAAGAAGTGTTTTGAAGACGGATGGCAGACTCAAAAGGGTAAGTTTGCATTCGTCTCTACACCAGATAGGAATGTGTTGTCATCTTGCTTTTATGAATGTTGGAATCCTGATTTGGGTTTAGTTGGTTACTATTTTAGCGATGATGGTATTCTTTGTATAGTTTGTGTGGATGGAGTTTATAGGTGTAATATTGACATATCCTCCTGTGACATTAGCAACGGTAAAGAAATATTTGATTTATTGCAGTATTGTTGTCGATTGTGTCCAGAATTTGATCACATTATGCGTATGGCGATTCGTCAGTGTTCGCGGCATTTTGTAGTTCGAAACCCTTATGATTTTAATGATAGGTATGTCTTTAAACCTAGCCGTCCCGTGGAGTTTTCTGGTAGTGTTCTAACAACTTCATTAAATAATATCGCTATGTCGCTTATATTTCTACGTATGCTTTGGAATTTTCCGAGAGGTGGACTTACAGTTGCACAATGTGCACAGTTTGTTCAGGATTCAGCCAATCAAGTGGGATATATAGTGACTATTCAACCGGTTTTGAATCTTGAGGATTATCAATTCCTTAAGTATTCACCGACTGAAGTTAATGGACGTGTTGTTCCATTTTTGAATCTGGGTCCTATACTCAGAGGTATTGGTCAATGCGATATTGATTACCCTGGTCGTGGTGATATAGCTTATAGGGGCTATGTTCGGAGTTCATCAGTTGTTCTTGGTTTTGAACCAACAGGTAGGCATGAGGTGATGCAGGCCCTCCGTGATCGTTTTCACGGTAGTGTGAAGCCACTCAAAGAGTCCTACATCGTTGCTCGTACAAAAGAATTGGATGATGATCCTTATATACCATTGGAGGGTTTGGCTCGTCGCTATAAGGTGGCTGTTGAAGCATTTCAGGAGTTTATCCATCTCCTTCGATTTGCTCCTGTAGGTATTGGAGTCACTAGCTCCTTACTTACACAGATCTACCAGGTTGATTATGGCTAGAGCTTGTTGGTAAAATGGAACTAGATAGATAGGATCGGGAAACGTTT